GTAGTAGTCATATTGGCAGACATACAAAAAATAGACCTGTCAGAATGACATAAAGACAAACGCCAAAAAAAATCGCCCGCTTCGCGGGCTATTGGCGTATTACAAACCAATAAACAAAACAGAAATGAAAAAAACATTAGGCGGAGACAGACTAGGATCAGGAAAGAAAAACGAGGTGGAGCTACACAATTACGGTAGAAGTACACACGACAAGGGGTATTTATGGAGAAGCACAATGGCAGCAGGAACACTAGTACCATTCATGACAGAAATTGCACTACCGGGGGACACATTCGACATAAACCTAGACTGCGACGTAAAGACACACCCAACAGTGGGACCATTATTCGGAAGTTTCAAAGTACAACTAGACATATTCCTAGCACCAATAAGGCTATACCAAGGAGCACTACACAACAACAAGCTGGGGATAGGACTGAACATGGCACAGATTAAACTGCCAACACTGAAACTGAAAACAAAAGCACTGGAAGGAGAAGCGATACCAACAGGAGTAGACAACAGCAGTATAAACCCAAGCAGTATATTCGCATATCTGGGTATAAGAGGAGTGGGATCAGCAGGAACAGGAGTGGGGACAATAGAGAGAACATTCCAAGGGCTGTACTGGTTAGCATACTGGGACGCATACAAAAACTACTACGCAAACAAACAGGAGGAGATCGGAGCAGTAATACACAGAGTACCGGCATCAGCTGTAAACGAAGTAACGGTAATAGAAGTAAACGGAAACACACTAAACCAAAACACAACGGGAGCACCTGTACTGGTAACAGCACCAGACACAATAACTATCACATACACAACGTCACAGCCGCTAAACCAACTGGTATTCGTAACAACGACAGGAAACATAAGAGCGGATGAACTGGGAACGATTGTATCACAATCAGGAACGGAAACACAAATAGAGTTCGACTGGGCAAGATACGGAAACAGGGTATTCCAATACTGGAGGTACGTAAACCAATTCGAGGCACCAATAGGAGACGTAGAAGTAGCAACATTCCCGTTAGCAGACATAGACAACATGAGGGAAGCAATACTATCAAAAGTACAAACGACATCAGCATTCGAGATTAACACAGCGGTAAGCACAACACCTGACCAAACGTACTATCCGTGGAGCTACGCACTGGAAGAATCAGAAGACTGGTATGCATGGCAGCAGCCGCAAGAAGGATTAGCGTTAAAAACGTATCAGAGCGACCTATTCAATAACTGGTTACAGACAGAATGGATAGACGGGCCAAACGGTATAAACGAAATAACAAAAATCGACACATCATCCGGAGGATTCACAATGGACGCGTTGTTAGTAGCACGGAAGGTGTACGATATGTTAAACAGGATAGCCGTAAGCGGAGGATCATACGACGACTGGATGGATGCGGTATGGACACACGACAGGTACACAAGATGTGAAACACCAATGTATATGGGAGGACTGATAAAAGAACTGGTATTCCAAGAAGTAGTAAGCAACAGCGAAAGCGGAGCAGCAAACCAAGGAGCACAAGCATTAGGAACACTGGCGGGAAAAGGAGTACTGGCAAAGAAACACAAAGGAGGAAATATCACTATCAAGGTAGACGAACCAAGCGTAATATTCGCAAACGTAAGCCTAACACCAAGGATAGATTACTCACAAGGGAACGACTGGAGTATACACCTGAAAACAATGGACGACTTGCACAAACCGGGGTTGGATGAAATAGGATTCCAAGAACTGATAACAGAACAAATGGCATGGTGGGATACAAACTTCATAGGAGGAGAATGGGTACAAAAAAGTGCGGGTAAACAACCAGCGTGGATTAACTACATGACAAACGTGAACAGAAACTACGGAAACTTCGCAGTGGAAGACAACGAAATGTTCATGACGCTAAACAGGAAATACACACCGGTATACGAAGATGGGCAGTACAGAATAGATGACCTGACAACGTACATAGACCCGGCTAAATACAACAGTATATTCGCACAAACAAGCAGGGACGCAATGAACTTCTGGGTACAAATAGCAGTAGACATGACGGCAAGGAGAAAAATGAGCGCAAGAGTAATGCCAAACCTGTAAAAATGAAGAAAGAAAAGGAAACAAGTATTGAAGTAACAATTAAAATCACAAACATGAAGAAAATCTGGGAGTATTTAAAAACAAGAGTATGGCCAATAGTAAAAGATATACTGGTGGTAATACTAACAACTAACGAAGCAACTAAGTTGTAAATAGTGGTTGTATGGAAAAACCTAGAAAGGGCACCTAGAAGGGGCGTGCCCAAACTTTACCAAATAAAAAATTATACAATGAATTACAGACAACAACACAAAAGCAAAAGCAGACCTACACTAAAAGCAAATACAAGTTACGTAGGAGAAACACTGGAAGCAAAAATATTCAGAATGATGAACAACAAGGAACCAATAGGAGACGCAGTACCGTTAACATACACAGCTAGAGAAGAAGGAGTGGGAGCAGAATACGATATAAGAACAGACAGGTGGGAAGTAGCAGTGGATGGAATGGACAAAGCTAGTAAAGCATGGCAAGCACAAAGAGAAGAAAGGATGGGAGAAAGAACATACGACACAATGACGCCAGAACAGCAAACTAAGTTCAACGAGAAATTCCCAAAAAATAAACACGCAAAAGCAGCAGCACAACAAAACAATCAGGGAACCTGAGCCAGCAGGAGGCACCAAGGGGTTGGTACGCACCTGCTCTTTATTATCAAGGGGAGCAGGTCGCTTTTATAAAAAAAGACGCGAAAAAATACAATAACAATTAAATTACTAATTATGGGAGGATGGATAGAAGCACTAGGAGAACAAGCAGCAGGTGGAGCTGCACTAGGAGCAGTAAACGAAGGAATGGGGATCCTATTCCAAGGAATAAAAAACAAACAACAGTTGAAACAAGCTGGAAAAATGCAAGACCTACAAATACAGGGAAGCAAACAGCTAACAGACTATAATACAGCAAAACAACTGCAAATGTGGAAGGACACAAGCTATGGAGCGCAGAAAGAACAGATGGAGAAAGCAGGAATAAACCCAGCACTAATGTACGGAATGGGAGGAGGAGGAGGCCAAACGAACAGTATATCAGCAGGAAATGTGGGAGGACAACAGGCAAGCGTGGCACACGGAATGGGATTACAAGGAGTAATGACAAAAGCGCAGTTAGATAACCTAAACGCTAACACAGAAAAAACAAAAGCAGAAGCGGCAAAAATATCAGGGGTGGATACAACTAAAGCACAAACTGAAATTGCAAGCCTGACACAAGGAATACAGAACCAAAAAGCAGTAGAAAGCCTGACAAGAGTACAAACAGAAATAGCACAAGTAGCTGCAAGCGTATCAAGACAGACAATAAACGAACAAATGGAAGCATGGGAGAACGTGGTAAAAAGGGCAAGGCACGAAATAAAGGGACTGGAATTAAACAACCAGCTCTCAGAAGCACAGATGAACGACAAAATAGAATTACTGAAAAAACAAGTAGTAGGTGAAATACTTAAAAACGAGCTGACAAAAGCACAAACAGCGGGAACATACAAAGGTATACAGGTATCACAAGCTACAATCGAAAAAATGGCAGCAGATATAACAAATGCCACAAGAGGGTTAAACCAAAAGGACGCAGAAATAGCAATACAAAAAATGAAAGCAGAATACGAAGTAACACACCCGGGACTATGGAACACGTTAGGAGGAGCAGTAGAAAGAACAGTGAACTGGGCAGACAATACATTCGGAACTGAAACATGGGGCAAAAAACAACCTAAACAGTAAAACTATGTGCTTATATCCAAAACTGATTAAAAACAGAAAATACGTAGCAAACAAAAAGAACGGGGGGAATATTCCCCCTGTTCATGACGAAAGGGTACTATACGTACCAGTAGGATGTGGAAACTGTATGGAATGCAGAAAGAAAAAGGCTAGAGAATGGCAAACAAGACTACTAGAAGACGTAAAACACAATACAACAGGAAAGTTCGTAACACTAACATTCAGTGACGAGTGGATAGCAAAACTAGCAGACGACGTAAACAACTGGATGATGATAGAAGGCAAGAGAGTAAAAAAGAAAAGGAATTTAACAGGGTACGACCTAGATAACGAAATAGCGACAAGAGCGATGAGGCTATTTAACGAAAGGTGGAGAAAAAAACACAAAAAAGCAATACGGCACTGGATGGTAACAGAGCTAGGACACAATGGAACACAAAATATACATATGCACGGAATAGTGTGGGTAGATATGGACAGACAAAAGGCTTACAAAGATATAGAGGAGATATGGAAATATGGCCACATATGGCCGCGGAGTGAAAAGGAAAGAGAAAGTACATTCGTAAACGAAAAAACAGTAGCATACACATGCAAATACCTACACAAAATGGAAGAAGTACACAAAACATACAAACCTATTATACTCACCTCAGCAGGTATTGGAGAGAGATACATGCATACGTCAAACACACGATTAAACAAATACGTAAAGGGAGAGACAAAAGAATATTACAGGACAACGACTGGACACAAAGTAGGATTACCAATATATTGGAGAAACAAATTATACACAGAGGACGAGAGAGAAAAACTATGGTTAGAAAAGCTAGACAAAGGAGTACGCTGGGTGTGTGGAGAAAAAATAAAAGAAGAAGACACACAGGAGTACAACAAAACAGTAGAGTGGTATAGAAATATAAACACTAAACTGGGATACGGGAACGACGAAAAAAGCTGGGAAAGAGAGCAATACGAAAGAGAAAGACGGGAATTAATGAATAAGACAAGGATAGCAAAAGGGCGACGGTTATAATACAAATATGGATGAAGACAAAAACAATAAAGGTAAGAAAAGCGTAACCGGCTTTGCGCTGCAATCTCCCGGCAAAATACAGGGCCGGGAGGATTTCCGCTTCAATCCGGCATAGACGAAAGAGCGTAAAAATACAAACGGGAATTAGGGGCGCTGCCCCCATACCCCCGGGTATTAGCAGTAGGCTATTGGATTTTAAGAGAGACGTAAAATACAAGGGAAAAAACTGGTCAGCAAAAAGCTGAATGGATACAGTAAAAAGGATGATGTGGATAAGATGTGGATAACTATACTATCAAAAATTAGGAATGAGCGAAAAAACGTAGTATATTTGATATATCAAAACACAACAAGTAATGGAACCAGTAATACTCAGAGCTTACGACATAGAAAAGGCAGACGACCTAAGTAAATGGATGCTTATAGTATTAGCAACGCCATCACAACCAGTAGCGGATAGATTCATATTTTCATATAACTAAAACAAACAAAAATGAAAGTCACAACAACAAGCGTCACACAAAGCGCAAACGAAATTCTGGGAACGGAAGAGAAAACACTGTACTACCTGGTACTAGAATCACCTAAGGGGAAAATGACAATCAACGTAGGAAAGAAAACGCACGACGAAGTAAAAAGACTGACAGACACAGTAACAAACATTAAAATAGATAACCCAGCCAAATGAAGCAGCTAAGATGGACAACCACGGCTGAATACGTGGACAAAAATACGGGCGAGCTCCTAACTAAGGAAGAAGTACAAAAAAACTATATAATCACTAAAAAAATACACAATGCACGAAGGGTTAACTACTGGGAACCCCTCCCACACGGAGGATACATCCAGAAAACAAGAGGAGTTATTACAATTACAAACGAATGCACCAGAGAAGGAAAACAACAAAGATTACTCTAGAACATGGGAACCAATAGAGGACACGCCATTCGCATACGTAAGAACTGAAGAAGGCAAAGAATTCCTAGCAATGGGAAACAAAAGAGTTACAGAATACAAAACAAAGGACGAACTGATGTGCATGATTGGAGGCAGAGACTGGAACTTGATATTAAACGCAGTAGTAGTCATATTGGCAGACATACAAAAAATAGACCTGTCAGAATGACATAAAGACAAACGCCAAAAAAAATCGCCCGCTTCGCGGGCTATTGGCGTATTACAAACCAATAAACAAAACA